TGGCACAGTTGGCCGCGATGGGAATGCCGGAGGGCATGACCGATCCGAATCAGATCCTTGCTTGGGTTGTCGGCAAAATGGGATCGGCAACGCCGGCCGCATCGGTCGAGATGCCAGAGCCAGTGGAATCGGCATCGCCAGCGATGAGCGAAGAGCCAGAGCCCGAAGAGGTTGTTTTGGAGAACGCAATGGACGAAACCAAGCGAGCGCAAAACGCATCTGAGCAAATTAAACGAGCGTTGGCGGCTGATCAGTCGCGGCGCAAGGAAATTACCAGCCTCTGCACTCTTCACCGCATTGACCGAGCGTTTGCGGATGAATTGTGCGACGGTTTTGTTTCGCTTGACGACGCTCGGAAAAGGATACTTGAACGTATGGCAACTCAGCCCGTCGGCCAGACCGCCGAATCGGCCCGCGTCGTCGGGTCTGAACAAGATCGCGTTACCGATGCCATCGGTGGCGGATTGGTGTTGCGAGCATGGAGCGCGGCGCGTGTCAAAGCAAGGCCGCAAATCTCTCAGGGCTCAGATCAGTTTGCACGGATGCCAATTTCAAGGGCAGCGGAAATTCTCCTTCGTTCGTACGGCGTCAACACTGATCGAATGACGCCGAAAGACGTCGCACAGGTTGCGATGGGGAACCGCGAAGCGTCGCGGCGATTTGGGATTGAGCGAACCGCCTACCACACAACAGGAGCTTTTCCGAATCTGCTTGCGGACGTAGCGAACAAGACGCTGTTAGCAGCCTACGACGAAGCTCCTTACACCTGGAGCGTCTGGGCACGGCAAGGTGCAAGCGTCCCTGACTTCAAGCAAATCAACCGGAATCGGTTTAGCGAGTCACCGGACCCGGAAATCGTGCCCGAGCGTCAACCGTATCCCGAAAAACGAATGAGCGATTCGAAAGAATCGTACACCGTCGATAAGTACGGGGCCATGTTCTCCGTATCGTGGGAGACGGTTGTTAACGACGACCTGGACGCGATCAGTCGCGTGCCGTCGATGCACGGTAACGCAATGCGACGCAAGCAGAACAAAGTCGTCTATAGCGTGTTGACCGCTAACGACGTGTTAAGCGATAACGTCGCTTTGTTCAACGCGACTCACGCCAACGTTTCAAGCGGAGCCGGTGCGCCTTCGGTGACGACTCTTAACGCCGGATTCTTGGCGATGGCAAAGCAGACCGGATTATCGTCGGATTCAGTTTTGAATCTTGAGCCGGCCTACCTGATCGTCCCTAAAGCCTACGCCGCTACCGCGATGGAGCTTTTGGGGTCGTTTGCGAGGCCGGACGTTGGCGGTAGCGTAGCCGGATCTTCTGGGGTTGCAAACATCTACAATATGCAAAACGGAAGAAACCTTGTGTTGGTATCCGACGCCAACCTTGATCTTAGCAGCGCCACGATTTGGTACTTGGCAGCCGATCCGGCACAGATCGACACGGTTGAAATCTCCTTCCTTGAAGGCGAAGAGTCGCCGGTGCTTGAGCAGGAATGGGACTTCGACCGTGACTGCTACAAGTACAAGATTCGCCAGACGTTCGGGGCTAAGGCGATCGACTACCGCGGATTGTATCGCAACTCGGCGTGATCCGAGTTTGAGTTTTAGCCGCGGCCGATAGTGGCCGCGGCCGTTGGTTTTTCAATTTCAAACAAGGATCAAAACGATGGCAGGTATTCAGGATTTTTTGGCTTGGGAAGATGACTTTGTGGGGGGCGAAACCTTCACGACTGCGGGACAGGGCAGCCCGTGGGCGATCGCGGACACTTCGAGCAGCGGGACGCCGGTTTACGCCGTGGTCACGCCTTCGGCGACTGGCGAGATTCGTTTGGGCTTCGACAATACGAGCGAAGTTCAAAACGTTTGCTTGTCGTTCGGTGATAAGCTTTGTTTCGACATTGACAACATTCAGTCAATTGCCTACCGCGTCAAGGTTGTGCCGGAAAGCACTAACCTGGACTCGGCAACTTCGGTTGCGTTCGGTTTGGCATCGGCTCGAAACGATGCGATTGACAGCATCGCGAATCACGCCAGCTTCCGGCTGATCGGCTCGAATTCGCTTGTTGTTGAAACCGATGACGGAACGACAGACCTTGACGACAAGGCGACCGGCCAGAGCCTTAGCACGACCTACCGGCGATTCGTAATTGACTTCACCGGCGGAAAATCAAACGTCAAATTCTACGTTGATGGAATTCGCGTTGCTGCTGGCACGACCTTTAACATGAGAGCCGCAACCGGATCGCTACAGCCCTACGTGCAAATCCAAAAGACCGCCGACACGAACATCGACTTTGTTCACGTCGATTACGTCAGCGTAGAGGCGAAGCGAATCTGATGCCGATCGTAGAAATTAACGCCGGTCAATCCGTTGAGGTTGCCGGCGTAAAGATCACCGTTGACGGAGTGACGCGACACAGCGAGGGCGACGGGCCGCCGGTCCAGCGAGTCAGCCTGAGCGTCGAGCCGATCGCCGCAGCGGTGGCGCAAGAGCAACCGAAAGCACGGGCACGGACAAACCAACGATGACCCTACGCGATGTAATCGCAAGCGACGCAACCGCGGTTTTTCTGAACAGTGACGACTTCGCCGAATCGGTGACTTATCACCCACATCGATTCTACGGGTCGGAAATCAGATCACCGCGAACGATTAAGGCGGTTGTTATTCGCGAACAGGTCGACAACTTCGCAGAAGATGTTGTGACCGTGCTACCGCGGTTTGAAGTACACGTTGCGAACGATGCAACCAACGGCATCAGCAGCACGGAGATTGACACGGGCGGCGATCAGTTAGAGTTCCCAGCCCGCGACGGCAAGGCGGCCGAACGCCGAGCCATACTGAAAATCACGACACAAGATAACGGGATGCTTGTACTCGAATGCAGATAACCGCAGCCCTGCCGGTGCTAACGCGAATAACCGAAGAGCTTTTCGATAGGCTCAATCGGTTAGCGGCTGGGTATAGCGATTTCACTTACGTTTACGAGGTGGTCAGGCCGACTCGATTGGCACAGTACACGCCGCGGCATTTGCAAATCATCGTCGTGAAAGGCGAACGCGAACGGATGCCGGAGCTTGATTGCCCTGGCAATCCTCCAGCAATCGCATATCGGCAACGGTTTGACATTCGCTGCCATGTGCTACCAAGCGAAAAAGACACAACTCCGATCGATCAATATTGCGAGATTTTTGAGTCAGACGTTGTTAAGACCGTTTGCGACGCGAGCCAGTGGCACACGTTCGGAGGTAACGCAATTAACGCAGAGTTCGACGTTGCTGACGCGATCGTATCGGACGGCGGAATCGGTGGCGTTAACTTGCCGCTGCTTGTGACCTACAGGCACGACGAAGGCAATCCGTACAACGTGCGATCGTGATTATTTTTAATATCAAGAGGCAGCAGATTGATCGACTTAAAAAAGCGATCGAAGGAATACAGACAAACCTAGACAAAGAGCTTGCGGTTGTAATAAACAAAACGGCAAAGGCGACTCTTGGCCAGATCGCAAAAGATATTGGAACAGAATTAAACACGACACAAAAGGCGATCAAATACGGCGGCAAAGCACTGCAGGTGCTTGGAAAAGCGACAGTTACAAATCCCGGCGTAATTGTTCGAGTGACTAGAACGGGCCGAATGAGCCTTCGGCATTTTAAGCCAAAGCAAAACGAGCTTGGCGTTAAATACAAAATAAGCAAAACAAAAGGCAACGCATTTATAAGATCTGCATTCATGGGCCCGATACCTGGACTGCTTAACGCACAGTGGAAAGGCAATGTGTTTAAGAGAAAAGGCGAGCCAAGAAAAATGAAAAAAGGCAGATACGCTGGAAAGATTCGAGAGCCAATTACAAAGCTAAACGCCGCATCGCCCTGGGGTGTTTACGTTGCCAAAAATTTTCAGCCTGAACAGGTTCGACGAATTAACGAACGACTAGAAAAGGAAATGGAAGAACGAATCCGGTTTCGGGTTGCCACAGCCTTTAACAAAGCCAAGCCAAGAGGAATTTAATCAATGTCGCTACTCAGACGCCGAACAGTATTCGCCGCCAAAGCCGAAGCAACCGTCGGAACTGCCGAAACTCTCACCGCAAGCGAAGGCGTGTTCAATGTTTACGATTTGTTGATACAGCCCAACATTTCGATGACGCAGCGAGAGGGTCAAGGGGCGTTTAACTACTTGGCGGCAATCGCAGCCGGTCGGCAGGGAACGGCGACGTTTTCGACCGATATTTACTGGGGCGGCGACAGCGGATCGCTTCCGCCGTGGGCTACGGTACTTCTTCCGGCTTGCGGGTGGGTTAACACGTCAGGCACGTTCAAGCCGAAGACCGCTAAACCTGGGACCACCAGTAGCGACCCGCGAACCATCACAATCGGCGGTTTTGTCGATGGCAAGTATCGGAAGCTATCCGGATGCATGGGCACGTTTTCGATCGACTTGCCAACCGGCGACCTCGGGCGGATCAACTGGACATTTAGCGGCAAATGGGAAGCAGAGACGGATTCGGCGATCATCGCACCGACTTATCCGACCGACTTGCCTAGTCGATGCGCTGGCGACACGTTCCAGTTCAACAACGCGAACATCTGCGTCGCGTCGGCAACGATTGACGCCGGCAATGCTGTTGTTATGCGGGAATGCACGACACACGTGAGTGGCTACGCATCGGCGATTATTACGAACCGCCAGCCGGTTATCACGGCAGACCCCGAGGCCGTTTTGGTGGCATCGCTCGACCGGTATTTAGCACTAACGGCATCGACCGAATATGAACTAGAATACAAACTGCCGACTGCCGGATCGGGAACGATTGTATTCTTGGCACCGAAAGCACAGATCCAGACAAGTGCTCAAGGCAAACGAAACGACATTGTGACCGATGACATCACTTGGCAGTGCAACAAGAACGGAACCACAAAC